GGTCCTGCACCTGGCGATCCTTTTTCTAAATATTTTGAAAAGGGTGAAGATGATTTTACAGGCGAAGACAGATATAAACAACGAGGTGGTAGAGTAAGACAAAGGTCTGCTGAGGATGAAGAATTAACGCCTGCTGAACGAGCTGCTGTTCTAAAACCACCGCCAGTAAGTCAAGCTGCTGCTGACATTTTTAAACAAAAAACGGGCAAAACATTTTTAGGCGACATTATAGCAGAACCAAAAGCAACGCCAGAACCAGAAGTTGAAACATTGGGTAAATCAGAATCAGAATTATCCAGACGTGAGCGATTAAAAAGACGCAGAGATGCTTCATTACAATTTGCAGCGTTACAAAAACAAGGCGGTAAAGCGCAGTCAGGGGTGTAGTTGTGGCTGAATATAATTTAATAGATAGAATAAAGTTTCATGAGGGTGATCCTGTTACTAAGAAAGCAGTAATAGTTCCTTATAAACTTGAATATACTGATGCTAATGGTAAATTAGTAAAAGAAAAACATGAGACTGTAGGGTATGGTCATAAGGTTTTACCAGGTGAAATAGTTCCTACTTTTAGGGATGATGAAGAAGCAGAAAATTATTTTTTAGGCATCCTTGAAAAGGATGTAGTTACAGCAAAACAACAAGCAAAAACATTACTAAAAGAGCCAAACAAACATCCGCCTAGAGTTTTAGACTTATTAACAGAAATGGTTTTTCAGCTTGGAATTGGTTCAGTACGTGGATTTAACACAACACTAGCAGATATTAATAAAGGTAATTATGATTTAGCTGCTGGTGAAATGTTATTAGGTAAAAAACCTAATACTAGGAGTCCTTGGCACATACAAACGCCAGCTAGAGCGGAAAGCGTCAGCAAGATTATGAAACAACAGTACGTTGTAGAAAAATTATCTTTTTTAAAAACAAAAGAAACACATGAAATAATAAAGCAAACGGCATTGCATGGTGATCCTTTTCAATCAAGACAAATTATACGTGAGATAACATAATGGCAAAAATACCAGTCGGTCAAATTATACAAAGATACAAAAGTGCGAAAGCTAAAAAAGATAACTGGCAATCAGTTTATGAGGATTGTTATCGTTATGCGTTACCAAACCGTAATTTGTACGAAGGTTATTACGAAGGTGGTGTTTCAGGACAAAACAAAATGCCTGATGTGTTTGACAGTACTGCTATATCTTCAACTCAACAATTTGCCAATCGAGTGCAGTCGGGTTTATTTCCACCGCAAACTAACTGGTGTAAGTTAGAACCAGGCAACGACATACCAGAAGAAGCACAACAAGACGTTACTAAGGTATTAGAAATGTATTCTGAGAAAATGTTTAGTGTAATACGTAACTCTAATTTTGATTTAGCCATGGGTGAATTTTTATTAGACTTATGTGTTGGCACAGGGGTTATGTTAATCCAACCTGGAGACGAAACAACACCAATTCGATACACCTCTATTCCTATGTACCTAGTTAGTTTAGAAGAAGGTGCGCATGGACAAGTAGAAAATGTGTATCGTAGAATAAAATGTAGGGCAGAACAGATACAAGTCATGTATCCAGATGCAAAATTAAATCAAACGTTAACACAATGTTTGAATGATACACCCACTAAAGAGATTGAGTTACTGGAAGCAACTATTAAAGATTTAGAAACAGGTTTCTATTATTACTGTTTGGTTTACGAGAAAGAAAAATACAAACTGGTTGACCGACAAATGAATTCTTCTCCATGGGTAGTATCAAGATACATGAAAGCAGCAGGGGAAGTATACGGTCGTGGACCATTAACAGTAGCAATACCAGATATTAAAACTTTAAACAAAGTCAAAGAGCTGTTGCTTAAAAATGCGTCACTTGCAATTGCTGGTGTGTATACCGCAGCTGATGATGGCGTGTTAAATCCAAATACGATGGTGTTAAAACCTGGTGCTATTATACCAGTTGCTAGAAACGGTGGACCACAAGGTGAATCGTTACGACCATTACAACGTAGTGGTGACCCACAGTTATCACAAATTGTGATTGACCAGCTGGTTATGTCTATCAAAAGAATATTATTAGATGAGTCTATTCCAAGAGACGACATGTCGGCACGTAGTGCTACTGAAATACAGCAACGTGCGCAAGAATTAGCACAGAATTTAGGTAGTGCTTTTGGTAGATTAATCTCAGAAGTGATGAATCCTGTAATTCAAAGGACATTAACGATTATGGACCAACAAGGTTTGATAGAATTACCATTGAAAGCCAATGGTTTGGAAGTAAAAATTACACCAGTCAGCCCTATTGCTATGTCACAAAATTCTAATGATGTAAACAATGTAGTACAGTTTGCACAAATCGTAGCACAGCTAGGACCTGAAGGTGCAACTGCTTTGAAGATTGGTGAGATTACTGATTACATTGCAGAAAAATTAGGAGTACCCGCTGCATTGCGTAACACTCCACAAGAGCGTGCGCAAATTGTACAACAAGCACAACAGATGGCAGAACAACAACAGCAACAACAACAGATGGCTGAGCAACCACCAATGGAGGAAGAAGGATGAGTTGGGATGAATTAAGTTTAGATCAAGAGCAAGTGTTAGATAAACCAGAATACGTTGATGCTAAAGAGTTGAACAGTTTGTACTACAGAGTTTTTACTACGATGGAAGGGCAAAAAGTATTGGATCATTTACGAGCCATTACGATTGAACAACCGTCATTTATACCTGGGGAATCTGCGTCATATGGCTATTGCCGAGAAGGACAAAATTCCATTATTAGAGAAATACAAAAACGCATAGAGAGGGCAAGAGGATGAGTGAAATACAGCAAAGTTTAGGGGATAGTATGCTAAGTGATTCTATGGATGAAATATCTAAAGAAGAACAAGCAGAACAAGAAGCAAATCCAGAAGTTATTGAAGATGTTTTGGTAGATACTGCCGAACCAATAGCAGCTGCTGAAGAAGAAATAACAGAATACGAAAGACCTGAATACTTTCCAGAAAAATTTTGGGATGAAAAAGACGGCCCAGATATAGAAGCATTGGTAAAATCGTACGGTGAAATGGAAAAAAACTTTTCTCAAGGCAAACACAAAGCGCCTGACGCATACGATGTTAAATTTGCAGAAGAAAAAGGTATTCCAACTGACGATGGTTTGTTAGGCAAGTTTCAAGGTTGGGCTAAAGAACATGGCGTATCACAAGCTGCGTTTGAATCACTAGCTAAAGATTATATTGATTCTGAAATGTCGCAACTTGAGCAGTTTAATGTTGATGCAGCAGCTGAAAAAGCTAAGCTAGGTCCAAATGCAGACGATGTTATTCGTTCAACAGCACAATGGGCTGACGGTCTGGCTAAGAAAGGAATTCTAAACGAACAAGAATTAGAAGCCTTTAAGCAAACAGGTGCTACTGCTGATGGTGTTAGAGCTTTACAAAAGATCAGACGTTTTTACGGTGAAGGCAATATACCAGTTGCTCAACCTACAGCAGAAGGTTTACCAACCAAAGACGAATTGTATGCAATGGTAGGTACACCTGAATATAAAACGGATATTGCTTATAGAAACAAAGTGCAAAAAATGTTTAAGCAAAGGTTTCCTGACAACCCTGACACAGACTATATAATTTAGTTGCAAAAGCTTGCTATTACATTATAGAATACACGTAAGGATAACAGTTACGCTGCCCTTGAATGTCTTAAAGACCTGTGGTAGGCGGAACCTACAAGTTTGAAGCCCAAATTGGACAACTTCTAGCGTAAAATTTATTTTAATTTTATGGAGTGATATTATGAGTACATCTATTAGTACAAGTTTTGTTACCATTTTTGACGCTGAAGTTAAGCAAGCCTATCAACAAGATAGGATGCTAGCTGGCACAGTTCGTGAAAGATCGGGCGTTTCTGGTAATTCATACAAGTTTAATAAGTTAGGCTCAGGTGTAGCGAATTTACATATTCCACAATCTGATGTAACACCTATGAACTTAACTCACACACAAGTAACAGCGACAATGTCAGACTACAATGCAGCAGAATATAGCGATATATTTACAAGCGGCAAAGTATTGTTTGACGAAAGAGCTGAGCTTGTAAAAGCAGTATCAATGGCAGTTGGTCGTAGAATGGACCAATTAGTAATTGATGCTATTGACGGAGCAGGTACATCTTTAACTGTTGCTAACTCTATTGGTGGTTCTACTACTAACTTAAACGTGGATAAAGTTTTAGAAACTAAAAAGTTAATGGACCAAAAAGGAGTTCCACCTGAAGATCGTTTCTTCCTATGTCATGCGAATAACATGGCTGCGTTTTTAGATGACGCAGATGTTAAAACTATAGATACCAATACTGTTAAAGCATTAGCTCAAGGTAGTATTGATACTTTCTTAGGTTTTAAATTCATCATGGTTGGCGACAGAACAGAAGGCGGACTAGCAGTTGATGGTTCATCTGATCGTACATGTTTGGCTTGGCATAAAAATGCTTGTGGTCTTGCTATTAACATGGATAAGAAAACTGAAATTAACTATATTGCAGAGAAATCATCGTTCCTAGTGAACAGCATGTTCTCAGCTGGATCGGTTGGTATTGATTCAGAAGGTATAGTTGAAATCACTTGTCGTGAATAACAGGAGGATAATACTATGGCATATGCAAGAGCAGGGTTTGGAGCATTAGGTGGACAAGGCAGATCGGGTGATTTACCCGCTTTGTATGTTTACACAACAACTGATGCTAAAACAGTTATAGATGCTGCGGGTTATTTCAATGACTTATCAGATCAACTTTCAGTAGGTGATATGATTATAGCTCATGGAGCAACTGGTGGTACTAGAACTGTTACATTACACGTTGTTTTATC